CAAAGATTAACATTAATTTTTTTAAATATTTTATGTTTATATAATATATTATATAAATATAATGGAAAAAAATATAAATTATGCAAAACCAAATTATCCTAAAAATCCTCCTTCTAAAAAAAAGCCTAATCAAAGACAGAATCCTCCAAAAAACCTTTTTACTTCTCCAAAAAATAAAGATGTGAAATCTGCTACTGGAACGAAACCTATTTTAGAAAATAATAGTTTATTAAAAGAATTAAATAGAAAAGCTGAAAAGGAATTCGAACAAATAATTCTATTTTTAAATGATGAAAATAATAAAAATGATAAAATTTTATTTTATAAATTTTTATTGGGAGATATAATTCCAAAAAAATTATTAGATGAAGAAAAAAGTTATTTAAATAATATTACTGATATAATATATGATCCAATAAATTTGATTGAAAATTATATTTATTTAATGTTAGAGAATAATTATGATAATAGTAATTTTTTAAAAGAAGAGATTAAAAAATCTCTTAAAAGATCAATACTAGATAAAAATAAAAAAATAGATGAATGTAATGAACATATAAATTTATTAAAAAAAACATTTTTAGATTTAAATTTAGAAAAAAAAATACCAATGAGTGAGAAAACTATAGATTTAGTATTCAAAAATAAAACTGTTTTACAAACTGATAAATTAGAAATAGGAGAAGTATTTGCGCGATATTTATTTACATTAATAGATAAAAATAAAAATATTATTAATTCAACAGCATCTAAATTTTATGAAAATGAAAAGATAAATAGCTATTATATAACAATTGAAAAAGATAAAAAAAAAAGTAATTTTATAAATTCAAATAAAATAAAAACCTTTCCAAAAAATGAAGAAACTATTCCTAAAGCTGGAAATTATAATCCATCCAATCCTAAAACTTTAAAGCCTTTTTATAAAAAACCTAAACTAAATCATCAAAAAAGAAAGAAGAGTCAAAGAGGTGGAAATCCATATGGATATATTGTATATAATAATGAAGACAATGATGAAGGTACTAAAAATGAAGGTGAAGAAAATAATGATGGAGGAAATGAAGATGAAGAAAATGAAGGTGAAGAAAATGAAGGTGAAGAAAATTTAGATTCGCCTATAAATGTTTCTGAATTTGCGCAAGCTTTTACTCAAGCTTTACAAAAAACTTCAAAACTTAGAGTCACAGATTTTAATAATAATGAAATAGTAATATTTGAATCTGATTTTTCAAAAATTAATAATAATTTTAAATATTGGATTTTTTTAATAAAATTAATTATTAATTTATTTTCAAAAGATAGTGACTATGGTATTTTCTTTAATGAAAAAAATTAAATTCAGAAATAGATAATTTAGTTTTAATTGAAAGAGAAAATCAAAAGAAAGATGGTAAAAAAAAACAAAAAAATGGAAAGAAATTTAAAAAAAGAGATGGTCAAAGAGGAGGTGGAAAATCTGAAGAAGAAATAAAAAGAGAAGCACTAAGAAAAATTATTGGGAAAATTGACCCTAAGGATCTACACAAAAATAAAGTAGAATCATCATTAAAAAGAAAATATATTGAAGTTTTTGAAAAATGTTTCATTCAAACTAAAAAAGAGAATTTAAAAAAAATTTATATAGATCCATATAGCAAAGCAATTGACCATTATTTTAAAGAAGAAGTGGAAAAAAATAAAGGATATAGTTTAGAAACAAAGATAAAAAATCCTTTTAATCAAGGTGCCAATTCAAAGCCTTTAAAAACATATACAAAATCATTAAATTTAAAAAATATAAAGTTCGATATTTTTCAATCATTATATTTATTAAAAAATCCATTAAATAAAGAGGAAATTTATAAATTTTTAGAAGAATTAAAGATGAAATTAATATATATTTTATATTTTTTGTATAAAATTAAAAAAAATATTTATTCAAAATATATTGAAATATTAAATTCAAAAATAAATTATAATAATAACCAAGAACCAAATTATAATAAATCACCTGCTAATGAAGGTTTAAATTCAAGTGTTAATAAAAATAGTCAAAAAGAGAGTCAAAAAAAAGATATATCTAAAAATACATATTTTTCAAGTTCAAATATAGAAAGTCCTAAAAAAAATAATAGCATTGAAATAAAAAAAATAGATTATTATATTTATTTATTAAAAAAAAAAATATCTGATTTAGAGGATAAAAGGGGAATTCGAAATTATGATAAAATTATTTTAGAATTAGAAGAAGAGATTAAAAGAGCTATCATTGAAAAACATAGTATATTTTAATATTAGTATTTATTTTTTTATTCAGTATTATAAATATTAGCTAAAGACCTAGATAAATCGGAGTTAATACATGCAAAAAAACAGGGTTTATAATAATTTAATGATTTAAAATTTCTATCAGAAAGTAATGGATTTTTTATTTTTTTACCACTGGCATCCACATCAACAACTGATGTTGATCCTGGTTTATGAGACCAAAATTTATTAGAATTATGCTGCCACCAATGATAGTCATTCATAGGGTCCAATGCCAAAAATATTTTATAAAATCCCGGGACACAAGCATTATCAAAATTTTCTAAATAAGTTGCAGGAACATCTTTCTTTAACCTTTTATAAAATTCGTGGCAATTATAATCTGAATCTGATATATGATCATGACCTGATGCGTATCCTGGTTGAGCCTTTGATTTTAAACTAGGTACAATTTTTCCAAGTGCATATGAATAACAGTTATGAGCATCTTTTATTTTCAAAATTTTATTCCATTTTTCTGGATTATATTCTAACTCCGATCCAGACATACCAGAAAATTCTTTTGATGAAAATAATCTATCGTTTTCATCTTTAATAAAATTTTTTTGGGTGACTATTTTATTAATTTCTAATACATATGGAGCTTCACTTTTTTTATTCAAATTTTTTTTATTAAAACTTTGTTTAATATATTTATTTGTTAAATATTCACCTGTCATATATTATATATATTATATGACAAATAAATATTAAAAATTTATTTTTAATTATTAAAAAAATCAATAATTTATTTATTAATTCTGTCATTATATATTTTATCTAAAGATCTTGATAAATCTGAGTTAATACATGCAAAAAAACAGGGTTTATAATAATTTCTAGTCTTAAATTTCCTATCAGAAAGTAATGGATTTTTTATTTTTTTACCACTTGCATCCACATCAACAACTGATGTTGATCCTGGTTTATGGGACCAAAATTTATTAGAATTTTGTTGCCACCAGTGATAATCATTCATAGGATCTAATGCCAAAAATATTTTATAAAATCCGGGAACACATGCATTATCAAAATTTTCTAAATAAGTTGCTGGTACATCTTTCTTTAACCTTTTATAAAATTCGTGGCATTCGAAATTATTTCTGGATATATGTTTAAAACCAGATGCATAACCAGGTTGAGCCTTGGATTTTAAACTAGGGACAATTTTTCCAAGTGCGTATGAATAACAGTTATGAGCATTTTTTATTTTCAATATTTTATTCCATTTTTCTGGATTATATTCTAATTCTGATCCAGATAAAGGAGAAAATTCTTTTGATGAAAATAATCTAGCTTTTTCATCTTTAATTAAATCTTTTTTCCATCCTATTTCTTTAATAATTAATATATATGGGGCTTCATTTTTATTAATATTCATCTATATTTTACTTATATATTTTATCTTACTATTAATAAAATATTATTAAATAATAATATTTTAATATTTTTTTCAAAAATATATTATTAAAATTAAAAAAATGAAAAAAAAAATGTATGAAATTTTTTTTCACATATCCATTAAAATGGAGATATCTAATAATATTGCACATAAATTAATAAGTATAGAAGAATTATTATTATTAACTTCTTCTAAAATTTTAGAAAAATTAGAAGCTCTTGATATGAGAGTTCATAATCTTGAAAAATTACAAATACAGTTACAATCAATAAAATCTTATAATTTATTAAACTTGGACTTAATTGAAATTAAATATCAAGACTTAGACATTAAAAAAGAAGAAGTTTTGAAGGCTCTAGCTTATAATGATTATAGATCTGTAATCTATATTTTTAGAATGATTTATAAAAATAAAAATAATACAGAGTATGTTTATCCTATTAAAATTACTGGAAAACGTTCTTATGAATATTATTGCAATAATAAATGGAATCCAGATTTATATGGACACCATATTATGAATACTATATGTTTAAATATTCAAAATTTATTTATTAAATATTGTCATATTGATGACGGTGATAATTTTGATGATTATATTTTAAATCAAAATTTTATTTCAAAGTTATCTGAAGAAAAATATAAAAAAGAAATACTTAAAAGTATAATGGAAGAAGTTAGGATTAATTTATGAAATAATTTATTAATTTAATAAATTAATATATTAATCTACTAATCTACTAATAAATATTCTGAATAATTAGCATTTACAAATTGCTCGCTAATTGCATTCAAATTCTTCAAATTATGAAGGATTTCATCATATTTATGTTTATGCTTAATAATATGCATCTCTTTAGCATTTTGATTCTTCAATTCTAAATTTGTCATTTCCAATTCTTTTATTTTCTTTTCTAATATAAATATATTAATACTTAATTTTTCTAATTTTGACAAGTTTTCTTTATTCTCCTCATATAAAGATTCATATAATGATTTTTCTATTTTAAGATCTGCAATTTCATCAATTACAGACTTTTCCTCAATAATTGGATCTTCAATTTTATTTTCCAAATTTGTTTTTAAAATGATTGATGAATAATCCATTTTTTTGACAGCATTATTCTTAGTAGTGGGTGCTGGTGATTCCATATCTGGATATAGATCATCATATGAATCTATTTTTTCAGTGACAAAAATCTCTTCTTCTTCATCAAATGTCTCTTCTTCAACTTCATCTTTATATTTAATTGGAAATGCTGACACATCAAAGTGATTTCCTTTTAAGATAAGTTTTATATCAAAATCATGAATACCAATAGTTATTTTATTCTTATTTTCTAAAGGTGGGAAACATAATCTTATATTTGTTCCATTAAAGTCTATGTATTTAAACCGTCCTTCATGGCAGTTTTTACATCTACCATTATTAATTCCATAAATACATGTTGTAAAAAATAATGTAGTATCATTAAAACCTAAATCATTCTTTTTAATAAGTTCTGATATTTCTTTTATATAAAAAGGTTTTAATATAAAATCCGTCATTTTTAATGGGAAATCTGCTCCATGCTCTTCAAAATTTTTACATTTATTAATCATACACCAAGTGCAACAACCATTTTTATTAATTAATTCGGATAACAAAAATGTCTCTTCCTTAACTTTCTTTTTAGATTGTTGGGACCATTCATTTTTACTCATATTTTGAGAAATTAATAATTTATTAATATGTAATACTCTTATATTTTAGTAAAATAAATCAATTTTTTTTAGTATTGAAAAACCAATGTTTCTCAGTACCATTTTCAATATACTATTACCGTTTATTGATTGTAAATAAATATTAATTGGATAAATCACAGTATTAATATTTAATAATATACATAAATATTTAAATTTAATGATATATATAAATATATATATATATTATTTCCTATATTTTTTTTAATAAATATACAAAATATTATTTCCTATATTTTTTTAATATACGAAATATTA